TTACTCCTCCCCAAAAGCATAATTCCATTCAATCTCTACTCTCTTATCCCTGTATATGATAACCTTTTTAATGAATACATCCACCGCTTCCTGCGTCAGCTTTTCCATCTGAGAAAACCGGATAATCTCTTTTATATCCTGTTTCGGTCGGTTGTATTCCTCCGTAAACCTGCCAAATGCAAGCTCTGCTTCTTCTATTTTACATGACAGCTCCTCCATCTGTAAAGCGATTCCATCCGCCCTGCTGCGGTATTCTCCTGCTTCTATCTGCTTTACAGCATAGTTTTCGTACAATGTATCTTTCTCTGTCTGCAAACTCCGATACTGCATCCGATAATTACCCAGCTCTTTATTTAGTCTGCTCAATTCCACTTTCTGAAATTGTTCAAGACTCTCACGCTGTTTTATCAAATCTCCACGGCGCATCAACTCCCGGTACAATTCCGTCAACACAATCTCTTCCAGAATGTCTGCCCTAAAATAAGTACAGCAGTCCGGTATCTGCAGCAGGGAATGTTTCCTGCACCAGAAATGATTTGGCATCTTACCATTGTTTCTCTGCGGTTTATAGTTGATCGCATATCCACACCCGCCACAATATATTTTCCCTGTCAGTGGGTGTTTTTCCCGTTTCCTTTTCGTGGACTGTTCCGGGCGGTAAGCAGATGCAAGTGCAAATACCTCCGGCGTTACCAGCGGCTCGTGATGATCCGTAATTACTTTCCACTCCTCCTTTGGCACAGCAATCCCGTTTTTACTTCCAACAGACTTGCGGACTGATTTACCGTAAGCCATTTCGCCCAGATAGAAACGATTATTCAGGATTCTCCTCACTGCCGTATTGCTCCATGTATGATGCTCCCTTTCCATTTTCCTCTCAGGATGACGCATCTGTGTAACGGTCGGCATCTGCTTGGCAATCAGCTCCTTTGCTATCTGCGTACTGCTCATTCCTTTTTCTGCCAATGAGAAGATATGGCGGACGATTTCTGCCTCCTTTTCATTGACAATCACCGTATTTTTTTCAATTTCACTCTTGGCATAACCAAAAGGAACCTGTCCGAATACATATTCCCCATTTGCACATTTATTTTGAAATGATGTTTTTACTTTGACCGATATATCCTTACTGTAAAGGTCATAGAGAAGCGTCTGGAAAGCAGTATCCAGCGGGGGGGTACTTCCTTCATGCTCCCTGCTGTCATAATGGTCATTTACGGCAATGAACCGCACTCCCATAAAGGGGAAAATCTGGTTGAGATAATCACCCAGTTCTATGTAATCCCTTGCAAACCGGGACATATCCTTTACCAGAATACAACTGATTTTACTCTGCTTTACCTGTTTTAACATCTCCTGCAGCCCCGGTCTGTCCATATTCGTACCGGAAAAACCGTCATCACAAAATTCTGCAACCTCCTGTCCCATTAGTTCAGCATCATTTCTGATATAATCTAAAAGCATTTTCCGCTGATTGGAAATACTGTTGCTTTCCCGCTGCTCTGTGGAAGCTTTACCGTCCAGGGCATCATCCTCTATGGAAAGGCGGAGATAGATTGCAATCTTCCTGCTGTCTGTCATTTTTTCACCTGCCTTTCCACCAGTGCATCACTGTATGTAAATAAGACTTCCACCCTTTTCCCCGGATACACATAGATTTTATCTATCAGTGATTCAATAAGCTCCCTGGTAAGTACCTGTTCATTCTTTAGTTTTATCAATGCACGGACTGCTTTCAGATAGGTTTCTCCGTCACGCTCAAGGCTTACTTCCTGCTCTCTGAAGTTCTTCTCCTGCTTCTCCAAATCCCGCAGCCTATTTTCTTTGCACATCTTATACTCCACATAGTCTTTCTGTGAAAGATTGCCCATGCGGTATGCCATATACTTATCACTTTCTTCCTCTGCAAGTCTTTCTTTTGCGTAAGTTACGGATCGAAGGCTCCGCTCCAGCTCCTGCTTTTTCTGCCGGATGATTTCTCCTGCCTTATCCAGATATATTCTCTTTTTTTTCAGACTGGTATCAAACTCTTTTTCTAACAGTGAAAAAAGAATATCCGTCAGCACATTTTGGGGGATACGGTTAGAGGACGGACAACTATCCGTCTTGGTCGCCCCGCCGTTTAAGCAGAAATATCCATCTATCCGCATCCTGCTGCCATCTGCATAGTGCTTCACATAGCTGTGTCTTGTCATTTTCCGCCCGCATACGCCGCAGTACAGCACCTTGTCAAAAATATTTTCTCCGATTGGGCAACCTTCCGTTGGATGAGCATGGCTTTTTGTCTGCTCCCGCAGTTTCCTCCTTACTCCGGCCGCTTCCTTCCCAATCTCCGGCGTGATCAGCGGCTCATGGGCTTCTTCTTTTACCGCCCAGTCATCTTCCGGCTTGTGAATGCGGTTATTTTCATCCCTTGCAGTAATGCTGGTCTTTCCCTGTACCAGCTTTCCAGCGTAAGTGTCACTTTTAATAATGCGTTCCACACCACTTTTATCCCATCCTTTGTAAGCTGCATCCGGTGGGCAGTAGACCTCTCCCGTTTTGTGATAGACCGCCGGCGGATTGATCTTACGAGTGTTCAGATCATCCGCAACTGCCGTATAGCTTTCCGTCTCAATAAATTTCTGAAAAATGTATCTGACAATCTCCTCCGTATTTTCATCCGGTATCAGCCTGCGTACTTTGCCCTCCCAGACTGCCTTATACCCATAAGGTGCAGGACCGCCCACATAGGAGCCTTCTTTTCTTCTCTGTGCCAGAGAAGCTTTCGCTTTCACGGAAAAATCCTTAGCATACATATCATTTACCAGATTCTTGATTTCCGATACCATCTGTTTCGTTTCATTGCCGCCTGCCCCGGTATCAAAGCCATCCGCCACGGCTATGAAACGCACACCAAGGAACGGGAAAATCTTCTCTATATAATTTCCGGCTTCCAGATAATTTCTGCCAAAACGGGACAGGTCTTTTACGATCACACAGTTAATGTCTCCCATGCGGACATCCTGCATCAGCCGCTGAAACGCACCCCGGTTAAAATTGGTTCCCGTCTTTCCTAGGTCGATATAACAGTCTGCAACTTCGATTTTATCCGTATGTTCTCCGTTCCATTCCTCAATGAATTTCCTGGCGATCTCTATCTGCACCTCTACTGATTCATTCTTTGAAGTTTGCCTGCAAACTTTTTTGTCTATATCTGCGGAGAGTCTGGCATAAATACCAGCCTTATACTGCCTGCTCTTTTGATTCTTAGCAGCACTCGTGGGTGTGTCCGAACCTTTTCCCGCTGACTGCCTCTTTGATGTTCTTCCCATACTCATGCACTCCTTTCCCTGCCGCTTTCCTGCCCCGAAAGTGCAGTGACATATTCCTGCATGATCCGGTATTCATCCCGAAAATAAAACTCTATCTCAAGTCTTTTATCCTCGAACACATAAATCCGCTTTACCAGACTCGTCAAAGTATGCCGGTCAATTTCAGCAAGCTTCAGGGAACCCTGAAATTTTGCCAGCCTTGAAGCACTGACTACACCTTTCTGCAGCATCCGCCGTATCATGTCCTGTTGCTGTTCCTGTGCTTTCTCCAGTTCTTGTGCCTTGCGCTGAAACTCCTTGTGCAGACGTTCAAATTCTTCCTTTGTTACGACATTCTGCCTTAGATCGTCATAGAGTCCTGCGCAGAGACCGTAATACTTATCCTGCTCCTGTTTCAGCCGTGTAAGCTCCTTCTGGCATCCCGCAACTGCTTCCAGATTTGTCTCTTTTTCTTTCGCCTGTTCAAAAAGTTTACTCTGCGCTAAAAAGTCATTGGCATATCTGCGAACCGCAATGCCCACCAATTCCTTTAAAGTATTTTCCTCTATGCTGTGGCGGCTGCATCCCTCGCCCCGGTTTTTTGTGGAACAGATATAGTACACCTTATTGGATTCCTTATACCGGACTCTGCGCCGCACCATCTGTTCTCCGCAGTCCCCGCAAAACAGAAGTCCCATGAATGGACTTAAGCTTTTGCTTTCCGGGCTTACCCGTCCGTCCGTCTGAAGAAGATTCTGTACCGCTTCAAAATCACTGTCTGAAATAATAGGCTCATGGGTATTTTCCGCACGCACCCATTCTTCCTTTGGTTTCTCAACACTCTTTTTCACCTTATAATTGACTTTCTCTGTCTTGCCTTGCAGCAGGTGCCCCAGATAAACTTCATTGGTCAGGATACGCTTTACCGATGAACTGCTCCACTGTGAACCGGAGCCGCCGGTAAACCCGCCCCGGTAGTTAAGCCCCGTAGACTTTTTATATTCTTTCGGGGAAAAAATGTGCAGCTCGTTCAGCTTCTTTGCAATGGCAGACACCGCCATTCCCTCAATTTTCCACCGGAATATCCTGCGTACAATCTCTGCCGCATAATCATCCACCACCAGCTTGTTCTTATTCTCCGGAGACTTGCGATAGCCATATGCGGCAAAAGGTGATAAGCATTCCCCGGCTTTCCGTTTCACTGCAAGCTGGCTTTTTACCTTGGTGGAAATGTCCCGGCAATAAGAATCATTGATAAAATTCTTGACCGGAATCACGATCTGGCGTTCTCCGGTGTCTGCCGATATGCTGTCGTAATGATCAGTTAAGGCAATGAAACGCACACCAAGAACCGGGAATATCTTTTCCAGATACCTCCCGGCTTCAATGTAATCGCGCCCAAAACGGGACAGGTCTTTCACAACCACGCAGTTAACCCTGCCCGCTTCAATATCTTTCATCATTCTGTTAAATTCTGGTCTGTCGAAAGATGAGGTTAGATAACGATACTTTTTGAAACACAGTAAAATCAAGGTTTTTCGGACAACGGACAAGCATGGTTTGTACTACAACTAAATATTGCACCGCACAAGCGGCGTTTCCCACTTCCACACGGAAGAACAGGAACGCCGCTTTTTTCATGCCCTTTGTTACGCAGTAGGGGCAGAAAAAGCCTTGCTACAAGCGGCTTTGCGGGCGTGTTTTTCGTGCGGTAAGGGATTTATACCTTTTCCCTCAAAATCGCTGTTCTACTGCGTAACAAATCCAAAGCAAAGGAGTGATGAAGCTATGGCAGTTTTCCGTGTGGAACGCAACACAGGCTACACCGTAATGAGCAACCACCACTTACGCAATAAGGAGCTTTCCTTAAAGGCAAAGGGGCTGTTATCTCAAATGCTGTCCTTGCCAGAGGATTGGGACTACACCCTTTCGGGGCTGTCCTACATCAACCGGGAAAGTATCGACGCTATCCGTACCGCCGTTTGGGAGCTTGAAAAAGCCGGATATATCACAAGGCGGCAGGGACGCGACGAGAAAGGCAAAATGACCGCTATCGAGTACACCATTTACGAACAGCCGCAGCCGCCGGAATTGGATTGCCCGGTATTGGAAAATCCAACAGCGGATAACCCGATATTGGAAAATCCGACAACGGATAATCCGACGTCGGAAAATCCAATGCAATTAAATAAAGATATATCAAGAACTAACTTACCAAAAAAAGAAAAATCAAATACTGATTTATCAATTACCCATTCCATTCCTATCCATTCCCTAAATCCCTTGCCTTATGGCGAGGACGAAGCGGCGCAGCCGCCGGAACGGAAAAGAGCGGAAAGGAACGACGCTTACAGAGTGTATGAGGAAATCATCAAGGACAATATCGAGTATGACATTCTCTTGCAGGATATGAAGTTTGACCATGACCGTCTGAATGAGATTGTTGACATTATCCTTGAAACGGTCTGTACGTCAAGAAAGAAAATCCGTATTGCCGGGGACGATTACCCCGCAGAGCTTGTGAAGTCAAAGTTTATGAAGCTCAGCAGCGAACATATCCGCTTTGTGCTTGACTGTATGCAGGAGAACACCACCAAAATCCGCAACATCAAGCAGTACCTAAAGGCGGTACTTTTCAATGCCCCGTCTACCATTGACAGCTACTATACTTCCCTTGTGGCTCACGATATGGCAAGCGGCGCACTTGCACCGAGAAAGCCGAAGTACGGCGACCCGGACTATTACACCTACAATGAGGGCGAAAGCCTGTAAACGAAAAAAGGAGGATTTACCACATGGCACAGAAAACAGGAGCTTTGATTTTTGACGAAACCGCTGACCGCTACGACATTCGCTTTGACATTGCCGACTATTACGGCGGTCTGCATTGCGGCGAGTGCATGGACGTATTCACAGGCGGCAAATGGAAGCCTACCCGCATTGAATACGGGGACAACTGGTATCTTGTGGGTATCCGCGCCGAGGATTTGAACGGGCTGCGGGTACGGATTTAACGGGGCGACGTGAAGAACGGACGCCCTTTTTTCGCACTCAAAAGCGGCGTACCACCTTAACACTATCACTACCGGGAAAGGAGGACGGTAAACATTGCAAGACGAAATCAACGAAAAAGTGGTTGCGCTCTCTGTCAAGGGAGCAAAGCTGACTGCTGAAATGCTGCAAAAGGCAATCAAAGCCATGCTTGCACAGGCAAAAAAGCAGCAGGAAAAACAGCTCCACGGGAAGCAGACCCTAAAGCAGCTTGCGAAGCAGAACGCGGGGCTATCCAACATTGAGATAACCGAGGGCAATATCAAAGCCTTTGAGCAGACGGCGAAAAAATACGGTATCGACTTTGCCTTAAAGAAAGACAGCACCGAAACGCCGCCCCGTTATCTCGTCTTTTTCAAGGGGCGGGACGCGGACGCTCTGACCGCAGCCTTTAAGGAGTTTTCCGCAAAGAAGCTGACACAGGAGCAAAAGCCCTCTATCCGAAAGGCACTTGCCACATTCCGGGAAGCAGCAAAGCAGCTTAACGCGAACCGTCAAAAGACAAAACACAAGGACAGGGAGGTGTCGCTATGAAGCCGAATATCAAGAAGCTGCTTATCCTAAACGCCCCCTATCTGCTCTTTGTGTATCTCTTTGATAAAGTCGGACAGGCGGTGCGGCTCTCTCCGGGGGCTGACCTCTCCGGCAAGCTGCTTTCCATTGGCAGCGGCTTTTCTGCCGCCTTTTCAAATGCCCTGCCGAGTTTTGCCCCTATGGATTTGCTTATCGGCATTGTCGGGGCTGTCGTTATCCGGCTTGCGGTCTATGTGAAAGGCAAGAACGCAAAGAAATACCGTAAGGGCATGGAGTACGGCTCTGCACGTTGGGGCAACGCCGAGGATATAAAGCCGTATATCGACCCCATTTTTGAAAATAACGTGCTGCTGACGCAGACCGAACGGCTGATGATGTCAAGCCGCCCGAAGCACCCGAAATATGCACGAAACAAAAATGTACTTGTAATCGGCGGCTCCGGCAGCGGCAAAACGAGGTTTTTTGTAAAGCCAAACTTAATGCAAATGCACAGCAGCTATGTAGTCACTGACCCGAAAGGAACGGTTTTAATCGAGTGCGGGAAGCTCTTGCAGCGGGGCGGGTACAAAATCAAAGTGCTAAACACCATCAATTTCAAGAAATCCATGCGGTACAATCCCTTTGCCTATCTGCGCAGCGAAAAGGATATTTTGAAACTGGTAAATACCATTATCGCCAACACCAAAGGCGACGGGGAAAAATCCGGCGAGGATTTTTGGGTGAAATCGGAACGGCTTTTTTACTGCGCCCTTATCGGCTACATCTGGTACGAAGCCCCGGAGAATGAGAAAAACTTTACGACGCTGCTTGAAATGATAAATGCGTCGGAAGCCCGCGAGGACGACCCGGAATTTCAATCCCCCGTTGACCTCATGTTTGAACGCTTGGAGGAAAAAGACCCGGAACATTTTGCGGTGCGCCAGTACAAGAAGTTTTTGCTGTCTGCCGGAAAAACAAGAAGCTCTATCCTCATTTCCTGCGGTGCGCGTCTTGCCCCCTTTGACATTCGGGAGCTGCGCGAGCTGATGGAAACCGACGAAATGGAGCTTGACACCTTAGGCGACCGAAAGACCGCGCTTTTTGTTATTATCTCCGACACCGACGACACCTTTAACTTTGTTGTATCAATCCTTTACACACAGCTTTTCAATCTGCTTTGTGACAAGGCAGATGATGTGTACGGCGGGCGGCTGCCTGTTCATGTGCGCTGTCTGCTTGACGAGTTTGCAAATATCGGGCAGATACCGAAGTTTGAAAAACTCATTGCCACGATAAGGAGCCGCGAAATCTCCGCGTCCATCATCTTGCAGAGCCAGTCGCAGCTAAAGGCTATCTACAAGGACAACGCCGATACCATTGTCGGCAACTGCGATACGACCCTGTTCTTAGGCGGCAAGGAGAAAACGACCCTTAAAGAAATGTCGGAAATCTTGGGGAAAGAAACCATTGACAGCTTCAACACTTCCGAAACAAGAGGACGGGAGCTTTCCCACGGGCTGAACTATCAGAAATTAGGCAAGCAGCTTATGAGCGAAGATGAAATTGCGGTCATGGACGGCGGGAAATGTATCTTGCAGCTACGCGGGGTGCGCCCGTTCTTCTCCGAAAAATATGATATTACCAAACACCCGAAGTACAAGTACCTTTCCGACTTTGACAAGGAAAATGCCTTTGACATGGAAAAGCACTTGCGCCGCCGTCCTGCAATCGTGAAGCCGGACGAGGTATTTGACTACTACGAAGTTGACGAAGCAGATTTGCAGGAGGATACAGAATGAATAAGCGTATCAGAAAGAAAAAGGCAAAACAGCAGCTAATCCGAGCTATCAGCGGGCTTGTGGAAGCAGCCGAGGAAATGCAGCGGGAACAGGAACGCAGGACAAGACAGGCGGGTATTTCCTATATCAAGTATATCGAAGCTGTCCGGGAACGGCAGTACGGCATTATGCCTGTCTACACACCACTTTTTGAAAAGGAGGGAGCTTAAAGTAAAAATAATAAACACGGGCTACATGGTACGCGCCCCTACTCCTTGCGCGTATCGCGGCAGGAAGCCGCACCCTTACAACTGAATACCGCCGCGCCGCAGCAACAAACGCAGCGCGGGGACTTATGACCGCGGCAGTTATCGAAAACTGTCCGCCGTTTTTTATGCCCTTTTTCGGGCAGCCGCAAAGCGGCAGAAAGGAGTTTTATTATGGCATTTTTCAACAGCGCAGTAGGAGTTTTGCAGACACTCGTTATCGCTCTCGGAGCAGGTCTTGGCATTTGGGGCGTTATCAACCTCTTGGAGGGCTACGGAAACGACAATCCGGGCGCGAAAAGCCAGGGCATGAAGCAGCTCATGGCGGGCGGCGGCGTTGCCCTTATCGGCGGCACCCTTGTACCTCTGCTTTCCGGCCTGTTCGGTTAAGCTGCGGGTAACTGCCTATGCAGAGCATACTTGACGCGATTAACGAGTGGATAAAGGAAATTCTCATTGGAGCCATTAACGGTAATCTGTCAACTATGTTCGGGGACGTAAACGAAAAAGTCGGAACTATCGCCGCAGAGGTAGGCAAGACCCCGCAGGGGTGGAACGCAGGCATATTTTCCATGATACAGAGCTTGTCGGAAAATGTGATTGTACCCATTGCGGGGCTTGTCATTACCTACGTTCTATGCGTGGAGCTTATCAGCATGATAACGGAAAAGAACAATATGCACGATATTGACACGTTCATGTTCTTTAAGTGGTTTTTCAAGGCGTGGGTAGCGGTGTATCTCGTTACCCACACCTTTACAATCACAATGGCGGTGTTCGATATGGCGCAGCACGTTGTTTCCGGCGCGGCGGGCGTGATCGGCGGCAATACGAATATCGACGTTGACGCCGCCCTCTCGTCCATGCAAGCCGGACTTGACGCTATGGAAATCCCCGAACTGTTACTGCTCGTTATGGAAACAAGCCTTGTGAGCCTTTGCATGAAAATCATGTCGGTGCTTATCACGGTTATCCTGTACGGCAGAATGATAGAAATTTACCTTTACTGTTCGGTATCGCCTATCCCGTTTGCAACTATGACCAACAGAGAGTGGGGACAGATAGGCAACAACTACTTAAAAGCCCTGTTCGCCCTCGGTTTTCAAGGCTTCCTCATAATGATATGCGTCGGCATTTATGCGGTTTTGGTTGGCAGCATGATTGTAGCGGACAACCTGCACAGCGCGATTTTCTCCCTTGCAGCCTACACCGTGATTTTGTGCTTCTCCCTATTCAAAACAGGCGCACTTGCGAAGTCAATCTTTAATGCCCATTAAGACCGAAAGGAGGTTTTCACTTGGCGTATGTACCCGTACCCAAAGACTTATCAAAAATCAAAACGAAAGTCGCTTTTAATCTGACAAAGCGGCAAATCATTTGTTTTGCGGCAGCCCTCGCTATGGGACTACCGCTTTTCTTTTTGCTCAAAGACAGCGCGGGAACAAGCATGGCGGCATTTGCAATGATTGTCGTTATGCTTCCCTGCTTCCTCTTGGCAATGTATGAAAAACACGGGCAGCCCCTTGAAGTCGTGATAAAGAACGTCATTCAGACAAAGTTTATCCGACCAAAGGAACGCCCCTATCAGACGGAAAATTTTTATGCCGTCATAGAAAAACAACGAAAACTGGAAAAGGAGGTATCGGCTATTGTCAATGGCAGAACGAAAAACCATGACCCGCGCGGTAAAAAATCCCGTGAAGCGTAAGCTGACCCGCGCAGAAAAGAAAGAAATCGCCGCCGTGATACAGGCGGCAAAGGGCGACGGGAAGCCCCACACCGCACAACAGACCATTCCCTACTTGCAGATGTACCCGGACGGGATTTGCAGGGTAACGGAAAAGAAATACAGTAAAAGCCTTGTCTTTGAAGATATTAACTATCAGCTTGCACAGGCAGATGATAAGACCGCCATTTTTGAAAACTGGTGCGATTTTCTCAACTACTTTGACGCTTCCGTATCGGTGCAGCTCTCTTTCATCAATCAGGGCGCAAGAAAGGAAAAGGCACAGGCGGCTATCGAAATTCCGGCGCAGGACGACGCTTTTAACTCTATCCGCAGGGAGTACGCGGATATGCTGAAAAATCAGCTTGAAAAAGGCAACAACGGACTGGAAAAGTGCAAGTACATTACCTTTTCCATTGAAGCGGACAATCTCGCAGCCGCAAAAGCCCGCCTTTCCCGTATCGAAACCGACGTACTCAATAATTTTAAGGTGCTTGGCGTAACCGCCCGCCCCATGAACGGACAGGAACGCTTGAACGTACTGCATGGGATTTTCCACCCGGAGGGCGAGCCGTTCCATTTCTCTTGGGACTGGCTTGTACCGTCCGGGCTTACCACAAAGGACTTTATCGCCCCGTCCTCGTTCCGTTTTGGCGACGGGCGCACGTTCCGCATGGGGCGAAAACTCGGTGCGGTATCGTTCCTTGAAATCCTTGCGCCGGAGCTGAATGACCGTATGCTTTCGGACATTCTCGACCTTGAAAACGGGATAATCGTCAATCTGCATATCCGCAGTATCGACCAGAGCGAAGCAATCAAGACTATCAAGCGCAAGATAACCGACCTCGACAAGATGAAGATTGAGGAACAGAAAAAAGCGGTACGCAGCGGGTATGACATGGATATAATTCCGTCCGACCTTGCCACCTTTGGCAGCGAAGCAAAGAATCTGTTGCAGGATTTACAGAGCAGAAATGAAAGAATGTTCCTGCTGACGTTCCTTGTGGTAAACATGGCAGACACGAAGCGGAAACTGGATAATGACGTATTCGCTACGGCGGGCTTTGCACAGAAAAATAACTGCGCTCTGACCCGCCTTGACTATTTGCAGGAAGCGGGCTTTATGTCCTCTATCCCTCTTGGAGAGAACCTTATCCCCATTCAAAGAGGGCTTACCACATCAAGCACCGCTATCTTCATTCCCTTTATCACACAGGAGCTTTTTCAGCGGGGCGCAGCCCTGTACTACGGCTTAAATGCGCTGTCAAACAACATGATACTCTGCGACCGCAAGCAACTGAAAAACCCAAACGGGCTTATTCTTGGAACACCGGGAAGCGGTAAATCCTTTGCGGCAAAGCGAGAAATGACAAACGCCTTTCTCATTACCGACGACGATATTATCATCTGCGACCCGGAAGCAGAGTATTTTTCCCTTGTGCAGCGTTTGGGCGGGCAAGTGATACGCCTGTCGCCTGCCGGAAAAGGCATGGACGGCAAGCCCCAGTATGTGAACCCTATGGATATTAACCTCAACTACTCCGAGGACGACAACCCGCTTGCCTTGAAATCCGACTTTATCCTTTCCCTCTGCGAGCTTGTTATCGGCGGCAAAGAGGGCTTGCAGCCCGTGGAAAAGACCGTCATTGACCGCGCCGTTAGGAATGTGTACCGACCTTTCCTTGCAGACCCCGACCCGGCAAAAATGCCGATTTTGGGCGACCTCTACAACGAACTGCTGAAACAGCCGGAGCCGGAAGCTGCCCGCATTGCGGCGGCATTGGAGCTTTATGTTTCCGGCTCTCTGAACGTCTTTAACCACCGTACCAACGTGGAGCTTTCTAACCGCCTTGTCTGCTTTGATATTAAGCAGCTTGGAAAGCAGCTCAAAAAGTTAGGTATGCTCATTGTGCAAGACCAGGTGTGGAACCGCGTTACTGTCAACCGCGCCGAAAAAAAGGCAACCCGTTACTACATGGACGAATTTCACTTGCTACTCAAAGAAGAACAGACCGCCGCTTACAGCGTGGAGATTTGGAAGCGTTTTCGTAAATGGGGCGGCATACCGACGGCAATCACGCAGAATGTCAAAGACCTTTTAAGCAGCCGCGAAGTCGAGAATATCTTTGAAAACTCTGATTTTGTCCTCATGCTCAATCAGGCACAGGGCGACCGGGCTATCCTTGCAAAGCAGCTTAACATCTCCCCGCAGCAGATGAAGTATGTAACCCATACCGAAGCAGGCGAGGGGCTTATCTTTTACGGGAATGTGGTGCTGCCGTTCATTGACCGCTTCCCAACCGACACCGAGCTTTACCGTCTGCTTACGACAAAGCCAGAGGAAGTGAGCAAGCCATGAAAACGGACGTAATCATCAACCGCGACGCCCTCTATGCCCTGCGGGAGCTGCCGAGTGAAAGCGTGAACTGCTGCGTCACAAGCCCGCCCTACTATGGACTTAGGGACTACGGGCTTGACGCACAGATTGGACGGGAGGACACGCCGGAGCAGTACATTGACAGGCTTGTAGAAGTATTCCGGGAGCTGCGCCGGGTACTCAAAGACGACGGGACGTTTTGGCTGAATATCGCAGACACTTACTGCGGCACAGGCATGAAAGCGGGCTGCAAGCAAAAGGATTTAATCGGTATTCCGTGGCAGCTTGCTTTTGCCCTGCGCTCTGACGGGTGGTATTTACGCAGCGATATTATCTGGCTGAAAGAAAATCCTATGCCGGAGAGCTGCCGCGACCGACCGAGCCGCTGCTATGAGCATATCTTTTTACTGACGAAATCAAAGAAATATTACTATGACGCTGCCGCCATTGCAGAGCCGATTGCGCCGGGAACGGCTGCGCGGTACCGGCAGGGGCGCGGCGCAGGACACAAATATGCCGAGGAAATACCCGGACAGGGCAAGGTACAGGGTATCAATAAAACCCGCAGCGGCGGCTATTATGACGACGCTCTTATGCCGACCACAAGGAACAAGCGGGACGTTTGGCTTATCAATACCGTACCGTATAAGGGCGGGCATTTTGCCGCCTATCCCCCGAAGCTCGCGGAAACGTGCATACTGGCGGGCTGTCCGGCAGGCGGCGTTGTCCTTGACCCTTTCTTTGGAAGCGGCACCACCGGGCTTGCAGCGAAAAGCCTTGACCGCCGCTATATCGGCATTGAACTGAACGCCGAGTATTGTACCCTTGCAGGGGCGCGGATTGGAGGTGGTAACACTTGAAAGACCCATTAAAGCCCCGTGACAAAATCACGCAGAAAATGACCCGCGACGGAGCTATCACAGAAAATCAAACGACGGGCGAAACAGAACGTATCAGCAAACGGACACAGGACGCAGAGTTACAGAAAACGCCAGAGCAACAGGCAGCACAGGACGCAGCGCAGCTACAAGGTGCAGCTTCCCCGACTTCTCCCTTGCCCCATGTGCCGGGAGCTGCCCCCAAAGCGGACACAGGCAAAACGGAGCGCGTCATGGAGCATATTGAAGCCGCCCATACCCGTAAAGCGTCTAAAAAAGCGGTACGAAAGGCACAGGCAGAAGCTACCGCCGGGACGAAATCTTCCCGGCTGCAATTTACCGACGAGGAACGCGCTGCCCCGGAGCTTGAAAAGTATATCAAGAAATCCGATAAAGCCGCCGACCGCTTGGATAAGGCAAAGGCAGCTATCCCCAAAGAAAAGAAACTGGTAAAAGAGCGCACCTTTGACGAAACCACCGGGAAAGGCAAGACCCGCCTGCACTTTGAGGAAAAGGACAAACCGCCCGGATTTAAGGAGAAGCACAACCCGCTATCCCGCCCCACACAGGAAGCCGGGATTTTGGTACATAACAAAATCCATTCTGTCGAAAAGGATAATTCCGGAGTGGAGGGCGCACACAAGAGCGAGGAAGCCGCAGAACGGGGATTGAAGTACGGGGCGCGGAAAATCAAGCAGGGCTACCGCAACCATAAGCTGAAACCCTACCGGGAAGCGGCAAAGGCTGAAAAAGCTGCTTTCAAGGCAAACGTGGATTTTCAGTATCATAAGACCCTGCATGATAACCCACAGCTAACCAGTAACCCTATTTCCCGTTTTTGGCAGAAACAGCAGATTAAAAAGCAGTATGCAAAGGAAGCCCGCAATACTGCAAAGGGTATCAAGGGCGCAGCGGAACGCACCCGCAAAGCGGCAGCCAAAGCCGCCGAGAAAACGAAGCAGACAGCGGCGTTTGTGGCAAGACACCCGGCGGGCGTGGCAATCGCTGTCGGGGCGCTGCTACTTTTCATTATGCTTCTGTCCGGGCTGTCCTCTTGTGGTGCAATGTTTTCCGGCACGTTAAACGGCGTGCTTGGAACGTCTTATACCTCCGAGGACAGCGACCTTGTGGAAGTGGAAAATGCCTATGCCGGACTGGAAAGCGGGCTGCAAAACGAGATTGACGCTATCGAAAGCACCCACCCCGGCTATGACGAGTACCGCTATGACCTTGCAAATATCGGGCATAACCCCCACGAATTAGCGTCCTATCTGACCGCAAAATACCAAAGCTACACCCGCGCCGAGGTACAGAGCGAATTACAACGGATTTTCAATCAGCAATACAAGCTGACGCTGACCGAGGAAGTGGAAATACGCTACCGGGAGGAAGAACGCACCGACACATGGACAGACGAGGACGGCAACGAGCATACGGACACCTATACGGTACAAGTGCCTTATGAGTATTACATCTTAAACGTCAAGATGACGAACACCCCGCTATCCACCATTGCGGAAAATAATCTGCCCCCGGAACAACTGGAAATGTACCGGGTGTACTTGCAGACAAGCGGGAACAAGCCCCTTATCTTTGGCGGCGGCTCTCCCGACACTTCCGCGTCCGAGGATTTAAGCGGCGTGGACTTTGTAAACGGAACGCGCCCCGGTAATACCGCTATCGTTGACCTTGCAAAGCAGCAAGTCGGAAATGTGGGCGGCTATCCGTATTGGAGCTGGTACGGCTTCAACTCCCGCGTGGAATGGTGCGCCTGTTTCGTGTCCTGGTGCTACGGGCAAATGGGACTTTCCGAGCCGCGCTTTGCCGCCTGCCAGTCGCAGGGTATTCCGTGGTTTACCTCTCACGGGCAATGGGGCGCGCGGGGCTATGAGAACATTGCCCCCGGTGACGCTATCTTTTTTGACTGGGATTTAGACGGAAGCGCAGACCATGTAGGGCTTGTTATCGGCAGGGACGCAAACCGCGTTTATACCGTGGAGGGCAATTCCGGCGACGCCTGCAAGATTAAGAGCTATCCCCTTGACTATGCCTGTATCAAAGGGTACGGGCTGATGAACTGGAACTGACACATTTTTGAAAATCGAAAGGAGAAAAAATTTATGGCAATGAGTAAAATCGAAAGAATTGAAAAGGAAATCCAAAAGACCCGTGAGAAAATCACGGAGTATCAGAACAAGCTGCGCGGACTGGAAGCACAGAAAACCGAAGCGGAAAACCTTGAAATCGTGCAGCTTGTACGCGCTATGCGTCTGACCCCGCAGGAGCTTACCGCTATGCTTTCCGGCAACGGTATTCCGGGCATTGCCCCTATGCCCACAGACTATGACGAACAGGAGGACAATGCAGATGAAGAATAAAATCCTTGCAAGCATTACCGCACTTTGCGCCGCCCTTGTCCTTGTGGGCGGCTTTTCCGTTACTGCCTACGCGCAGACCCCGACAGAGGAAACCGACGACAGCGGCGTAATCGTGGAAACCGAACCGCAGCCCCTTACCCCGGAGGGCAACATGACCCTTGTGGACGACATCGACGGGGACGCTGCCGAGGATAAGCAGTTTATCGTCGTGAAAAGCAAAGGCGGCAACTATTTTTACATTATCGTTGACCGGGCAGCCGAGGGCGAAAATTCCGTCCACTTCCTAAATCAAGTAGACGAAAGCGACCTTATGGCGATTATCGGGGAGGAACAGACCGAGCAGCCCCCGGCTGTCTGCAACTGTACCGAGAAATGCAAGGCGGGCGAAGTAAACACCGCCTGCCCCGTCTGCTCCGCAGCCATGAATAACTGCACAGGCAAGGAAGCCGAGCCGGAAGCACCCGCAGAGCCGGAGAAACCCAAAAACAGCATGGGCGGGCTTCTCATTTTCCTTGTTGTGGGACTTCTTGGCGGCGGCGCAGCCCTCTACTACGTTAAGTTTATGAAACCGAAGCAGAGCGTAAAAGGCGGCACCGACCTTGACGAATTTGATTTTGACGAATACGACGAGGACGAGCCGGAGGAAGAAGCTGACAGCGCAGATACCGAACAGGAGGACGAGGAAGCATGAAACTTGTGATTTGTGAGAAGCCCAGCGTCGGGGCGGCGGTTGCCGCCGCCCTTGGCGTTACGGGCAGAAAAGACGGATATATCGAGGGAAACGGCTACCTCATTTCTTGGTGTATCGGGCATTTGGTACAGCTTTCCGAAGCTGCCGCCTATGGGGAACAGTACAAGAAATGGAGCTATGACAGCTTACCCATTCTGCCGCAGGAATGGCAGTACACCGTAGCTGCCGACAAGGGAAAACAATTCAAAATCTTAAAAGACCTCATGCACCGCGCCGACGTTTCGGAAGTCGTGAACGCCTGCGACGCAGGACGCGAGGGCGAGTTGATTTTCCGATTTGTCTATCATCAAGCGGGCTGCAAGAAGCCCTTTACCCGTCTTTGGATTTCCTCAATGGAAAACGAAGCAATCCGAAGTGGCTTTGACAATCTGAAGGACGGGCGGGAATACGACGCCCTCTACCATTCCGCACTATGCAGGGCAAAGGCTGACTGGCTTATCGGCATTAACGCGACCCGCCTTTTCTCCTGCCTGTATGGAAAGACCTTGAACGTGGGGCGTGTGCAGACCCCGACCCTCAAAATGCTTGTAGACCGGGACGCTGCGATTACAGGCTTTCAGAAAGAAACCTACTACCATGTGCGCCTTACTCTCCCCGGCGCAGAAGCGGCAAGCGCGAAGATCTGCGCCGCTGATGAAGCAAGCAGACTGAAAGCAGCCTGCGAAGCGTCGGCGGCTGTCTGTACTTCCCTTGTGAAAGAAAAGAAAACCATTGCCCCGCCGAAGCTCTTTGACCTTACCAGTTTACAGCGGGAAGCAAACCGTATTTACGGGTACACCGCGAAGCAGACCCTTGACCTGGCGCAAGCCCTCTATGAAAAGAAGCTCTTGACCTATCCGAGAACGGACAGCGCATTTCTGACCGACGACATGGGAGAAACAGCGACGGGCATTATCAAGGTGCTTTGTGAGAAACTTTCCTTTATGGAGGGCGCGGATTTTTCGCCGGAGATTGCAAAGGTGCTGAACAGTAAAAAGGTATCAGACCACCACGCAATCATTCCCACTATGGAGCTTGCAAAGGCTGACCTTACCGCGCTGCCGGAAAGCGAGCGCAATATCCTGACCCTTGCCGGGGCGCGTCTGCTTATGGCAACCGCAGAGCCGCACGTTTACGAAGCGGTAACGGCGGTTTTCTCCTGCGCCGACCATGAATTTACGGCAAAGGGAAAGGCGGTAATCGCTGCCGGGTGGAAAGAGATTGAACGGCTTTACCGGGCGACCCTCAAAAAGAAGCCGGACAGCGACGACGAAAACGAGCTTGTGTTAGATGTGCCGGACTTTTCCGAGGGGCAGACCTTTGAAAATCCGGCGGCAAAAGTGACAGAGCATGCCACCACGCCCCCGAAGCCCCACAATGAAGCAAGTCTTTTGTCGGCTATGGAACGCGCCGGGAATGAGGACACCGACCCGGACGCAGAACGCCGGGGGCTTGGTACGCCTGCCACCCGCGCCGCCGTCATTGAAAAGTTAGTCAAAGGCGGCTTTGTGGAGCGCAAGGGCAAGCAGCTATTTCCCACCAAAGACGGCACAAACCTTGTCTGCGTCCTGCCGGATAGTCTGACCTCTCCGCAGCTTACGGCTGCATGGGAAAACAATCTGACGCAGATTGCAAAGGGCAACGCCGACCCTGCCGCTTTCATGCAGGGAATTGAAGCAATGGCACAGGAGCTTGTAAAAACCTACGCTTCCGTGTTGGGTGAGAAACAAGAGCTTTTCAAGACAGAAAAAACAGAGATTGGGAAGTGTCCCCGCTGCAAGTCCCCGGTCTATGAGGGAAAGAAAAACTACTACTGTTCCAACAAAGAGTGCGGCTTTACCATGTGGAAAAATGACCGCTTCTTTGAGGAACGTAAAACCGTCTTTACCCGGTCGATTGCCGCAGCACTCTTAAAATCCGGCAAGGTAAAAGTCAAAAAGCTGTACTCTCCGAAAACAGGCAAAACCTATGACGGAACGGTACTTTTAGCTGATACGGGCGGCAAGTATGTGAATTACAAAGTAACCATTTCAAAGGACAAAGAACTTGAATAGCAAGCATAGGAAGCGGGTACCCACTTCCGTAAAATCCCTGCCACTCTAACCGAGCTTGGCGGGGATTTTGCTTGTTGGGAAGTTTCCCAAACCCTCTAAAAATCCTCAAAAATCTTTGGCAGAAATGCGGGCGCACCGTAGTAGGACTATGTAACCACAAACGCAGCGTCCGCGCTGCCATACGCGAAAGGAGGTTTTACACATGGCAAGTTTGCGCGACAGCGTAAAGGACTATCAAGAGGAACTTAGGGACGGTATTGCATGGGTAGCATTTTGGAAAGAGGGACGTTCATGGAACGCCGAGCTGTTTCATCTTGAAGTGGACGGTACTTTAGAACCGTTTGACAGGAGCCGGTTAGAGGAAATCAAGGCGGCTGACCCCGCCGCCGTTATTCTAAACGGCTACTACTGCGGGCATTTAGGCGAGAATATGAGCCTTGACGAGCTGACCGCCGGAGTGCGCCACCACTACAAAAACGGCACAAATGACGTTGCCGGATTTATCGAAGCCCACGACGACAGACTTCCCCCGGAGCTTATCGAGGAAGCAAAAGCCGCCGCCCATGCAGCGGGGCTTCCCTTTTCCGAAAAGCCCTACCGGGACGGGGAAGATTTTGACCCTTATGTATTTGACGGGAGCATGAGTATTGAGGACTACGAGCTTATGCACCGCATGATTGAAAAAGAAAGGAGCGAGCAAATGGACGAATGGAAAACAGGTTATTCCTCATACGACCATGACAGACTGGAAGCCGCCGACAAGATGAAGATTGAGCGCGGTATCTATTTTGACACGAAAGGCGCGGATATTTCCCCGCTGACCGCCTTACCTCTTGCCGAGCTTGTGAAGCTGCGGGAGGAAAGCGCGGCTGCGGAGCAGACTGTTTTTGAAAATCTGAAAGTACAGGCTTCCGCATGGGAGGAACAGGCAGGAAAGACCCTGCTATTTGACAAGGCGATTGAGTATGCGAGAATACCCGAAGTGAAGCATACGGCGAACAAGTGGCAGGACGAGGACAACGACCGCCACACCATCAGCAACCGGGTATATAAAATGAGCTACCATGTGTATGAAAATACCCGCTACGACAAGGCAGCACAGAAATCTATCCCGTATTCCTATACGCTGTCTTGGAACATCTACACCAACAGCCCCCACGGGTACGGACAGGCGAAAATCGCCGGACAGGACAGAAAGGTATTTGCTGACCGGGCGGCTATGGAAAAATATCTGAATGGGCGTATCAAGGCGTATGAAAAACTTTTTACGGAAATCTCCCCGGCTATCCCGCCGGAATACGCGGAACAGTTTAGGGTAAACGGGCAGCTCTTACCGGGCTACACCGTAGAGGGCGAGGAAATCAAGCAGCCCGCCGCCGACATTCCCGCCGCTGCACCGAGAACCGAGCCGGGACAGGAAACGGAACAATTTGCAATCCTGATTGACAGCCGCACCCGCTTTGAAACGGGAGAACCGGGCGGCTACTGGCTTTCCATGCCCGCCACAAAGAAAGAACTTCACAAAGCTATGCAAAGCGTAGGCATTACCACTGACAATCCGCAGGATTTTTTCATTCACGGCTACTCTGACCGGGAGGACAGGCACATTGCCCTGCCTTATGACATGGTATGCGCGGCACAGGTGGACGAGCTGAATTTTCTTGCGGCACGACTGGAAACCCTTGACGCTGCCGGTATTGCCGCGCTGAACGCAGCCACGCAGCGAAAGAACGGTTTTGAGAATATCGGGCAGCTCATTGACTTTACCTATAACGAGGACTTTTTCGTGCATATCCCCGAAGTACATAATCCCCGCGAATTGGGCGATTATTACCTTAACAAATCCGGCATGGTGCAAATGCCCGCTGAATGGAAAAACAGCATTGACCCTATCGCCTTTGGACGAAACGCCGCCGCGCAGGAAAAAGGCAGCTTTACGGAATACGGCTATCTTGTGGAAAGCGGCGACGCATGGGAGAAACACTTTGAGGGGCGCGATGTGCCGGAGGAATACCGCATTATGAGCTATCCGCAGCCGACCGTCGAACGGGACGCAGCCCCGGCAGTACAGACAGCAGCTATTCCCGAAGCGCAGCCGCAGGAGCCGCGCCCGGTTATCCCTATCGTGCTGACGAGCGAGAAGCCCGCCGAAAAGCTCAAAGAGATTACCGACCGTTTGGAGCAAGGCATTACGGAACTGTTTGACAGCGAGCGTTACAAGGAATATCTGCGCGTCATGTCAAAGTTTCATAATTACAGCTTTAACAATACGCTGCTGATCGCCATGCAAAAGCCCGACGCTTCCCTTATCGCCGGATTTTCCGCATGGAAAAATAACTTTGGACGAAACGTGATGAAAGGACAAAAGGGTATCAAAATCCTTGCCCCGTCGCCGTTCAAGATTAAAAAAGAAATGGAGAAAATCGACCCGCAGACGGGAAAAGCCTTTATCGGCAAGGACGGAAAGCCCGTAACCGAGGAAAAGGAAATCACGATACCCGCCTTTAAGGTGGTATCTGTCTTTGACGTATCGCAGACCGAGGGCAGGGAAATCCCCAATATTGCCGTAAATATGCTGACCGGGGACGTGGAGCATTACAAGGACGTTTTCGCTGCCCTTGAAAAGACTTCTCCTGTTCCTGTCGGCTTTGAAAAAATCGAGGGCGGCGCACATGGTTACTACCACTTGGAGGACAAGCGCATTGCACTTGATGAGGGCATGAGCGAGCTGCAAACCTTAAAAACCCTTATCCATGAAATCGCCCATGCGAAGCTGCACGACATTGACCTTAACGCCCCGTTGGAGGACTTGGAGAACAGACCCGACCGCCGCACCCGTGAAGTACAGGCAGAAAGTATCGCCTATACCGTGTGCCAGCATTACGGGCTTGATACTTCTGACTATTCCTTTGGGTACGTTGCCGGGTGGAGTGCCGGACGGGAGCTTGCCGAACTGAAAAGCTCTCTTGAAACAATCCGCAGCACCGCAGCGGAAATCATCAACAGCATTGATGAACATATCGCAGAGCTGCAAAAGGCACAGGAACAGGAGCAGACTTCCGAGGTACAGGAAATCGGGCAAGACGCACCACCGCAGGAGCAGCCGGAAATCCCCGTACCCGACGCCTCTATCAGCATAAAAGAAATGCAGGACTACGGCTATTCTTGGGACGGTATGTTTCCGCTGCAACAGGAAGCCGCCGAGCATTTGTTTACACAGGACGGTATCGAGGTTTTCCGTATCTATGAGGACGGCACCGAGGGAGCCGTTACCAGTCTGACCGATTTACAGGAACACGCAGAAAAAGGCGGCTTGTTCGGTGTAGAAAAGGAAACTTGGGAAGCCCTGCATGAATACAACGCCATGAAGCAGCAGCTACGGGAAAGTGAGCCGACAAAGGAAGCTCTTTTACTCTATGGCAAAGAGGACAGCTACGGGATTTATCAGTTAGCCCGCGGCGACGCCACAAGGGACTTGCACTTTGAGCCTTACGACCGCCTGCAGGCGGCGGGACACACCGTAGAGAGAGCAAACTATGAGCTTATCTATACCGCGCCCCTTGCACCGGGAACTTCCCTTGAAGATATTTATACCCGTTTCAATATCGACCACCCGAAAGATTTTAAGGGACACAGCCTTTCCGTTTCCGATATTGTGGTGCTTCATCAGAATGGCGGGAACACCGCCCACTATGTAGACAGTATCGGTTTTCAGAACGTGCCGGAGTTTTTACAGGAGAAACAGCCGCAGCTTATCCCCGACGAGCATTTGACCGGGGAACAGATTAAAACGCCGCGCGGCAGTTTTTATGTATCGGATATGAGTGTTGAACAGATGAAAGAAGCCGGGTATGGACTTCATCATCAATCCGACGACGGGAAATATCTGATTATGGGAAACGGTACGCGGGCGTTTGCCGTTGCCGCCGAGCAGCCGGAAAAAGCTAACCCGTTAAAACATATCGAGGACACTATCGAGCAGAACGACAATAACTTTGACGGTATCATCAACAACACGCCGCAGACGCCGACCGTGGACGCTCTGGAGCAGAAAGCAAAGGCGGGCGAGGTTATTTCTCTTACTGACCTTGCCGAAGCGATTAAGACCGACCGTGAAAACGGCAGGGGCAAGAAAGCCGCAGCGAAAGAAAAGCCCTCTATCCGGGCGCAGCTCAAAGCGGATAAGGAACGGACGGGAAAGAAGAAACCCACGAAGCAAAAATCGCAGGATTTGGAAAGGAGCTGACCTATGAATAAGTTTGAAGATGTGGACGTTATCGCTTCCCTTGAAGCGATTATGAAACAAAATACCGCTTTTTATCAGAATGATTTTGACCTTGATAGAAACATTTTACAGAAAGCGGCGGCAAGCCCCACAGCCGAGGACAGGCGGCTTTTATGGTTTTCCCGTCCGTCCGGGACGAGCTGCTTCCGGGAGCGCGACGTTTTTCTAAAAGGCACAAGACAGCATAACACATGGCGGTTTTACGGGGAACAGACGCGCGATAAAGTCCTTGCCTATGCGGTGGAGCTGACCGGGATTGTAAACGGAAAAATCAAAGGCAATCTCTATGAGCTTGACTATCCGCAGCATTTCCGGCACGTTAAGGAACAGGCATTACCCGTAGATAATTACACGCTGCTCTATGAGCACGGAGAACGGGTGCAGCCCGCCGGACAGTATCTTGACGGCAATCCCGACCCGCAGCTTGGGAAGTTTGAACGCTTTGAAGCGCAGCCTAATGACCCGGAAGCATTGCATTTTCTCATGCGGGAGGAAAAGCGCAGCTATGACCGCTTAAAGCCGGGGGATTTCAAGGCGCATATTACCGTATTGCATGACAGCCGGATTGAAGCCGAAGCACAGCGCATTTTAGCGGAAATGAAGCGGCAGGACAGCCCTAACAGCCCCAACAAAACACATTTCATGGTGGAGCTTTCGCCTTACTTTATGCAGTTAGCTTCTACAAAGGACACCGACCGTCTGTTTGCTATGCTGCCATACAAAACACTTTCTTTTTCTAAGATTGAGGGCAGACATGGCACTTTTGCATTTTTAGATAAAAGCGAGGACAGAAGCCGGAATATCCGAAAAGCGCGCCCCTCTGTCCGGGCGCAGCTTACCGCAGACAAGAAAACAGCCGCCCCGAAAAAGGCAGCGGCAAAAAGAAAAAATCACGATTTGGAGGTATGAGCATGAATAGATTTACTGTTGAGGAAACAAACCTTTTGAGCATTTACCATGAGGGAAGCAAGGCGCAGCTTATAGAGAACATGACCGCTGCGCTGCCTTACATGGACGCGGGATTACGGGAGCTTGCAAAGCGCACCCTTTTCAAAGTAGGCGCGCTGACCGAAGCCGAGTACAGGGAGCTTGCCGTTTATCCTGCTGATGAAGTATGA